GATATATCAGAAACTAATCTAACCTTCTCACTCCATAGGTTTACCTTTTCTTGCTCATATATAGTAGATGGGTTAACTAAGTCTAATTCAAAATCTACCATTTCACTTCCCTCAATACCTTGTGCTGCTAAATGAGTTACTGCTAACTTAGTTAGTTCTGATATCAAAGTTCTTTGAATTCTTTCAATTGTTCTAGCGAATCTTACATCTTCTGCAGCAAGAGTTGCTTTACCATTTACATTCTCATCATATCCCAAATATGCTTTTGGAATCTTTAGAGCTGCAAACATTTTATTCTTTAAGTAATCAATATCATCAATTGCAGTATATTCTAAACCACCCAATGAATCTATTTGAGTTCCACTATCACCACCCCTAACAGGTAAAAAGAAATCTTCAGTTAGGTTTTGGATATTATATTTTAAGTTGTAATCTCCAGTTCGTTTATCTAAGAATGGAGTTTTTTTCATCTTACCTATAATTTTTTGCATATAGTTATCAACTTCTTGTGGAGGTATGTTACCAATATCAATTTTGAAAACTCTCTTATCAGGTGCTCTCATAATTCTATGAATCAACATAGCATCTTCCATAAGAGAAACTTGTTTCCAAATTTTTCTACCATTTTCAATCATTGCCTTTCCATAAGGAAGGAAGTTTGTATCTGATAATAATCTGAAGTGAACTATCTCATAGTTTTCATAATCACCTTTTCCGTTTGGGTCATTATTTACTTTAAACTTAACATAGTTGGGATTAGTTTCATCAGTATTCTCCAATCTTTCAGTATCGTAAACTGGAAGTGGTCTTACATTAATAATACCAACACCTGGTTGTATTTCTTGTAGTAAAAAGAAATCTCCATACTTAACCATATTTCTTGTCCAAGACCATAGGTTAAATTCTATATTAAGAATATCATAGAAAAGATTTTCTAATATTTCTTTTACTTTTTCGTTTTTTGATTTGATTTGTACAACATCTCCAAATTCATTTTTTAATGTTGATTCATCTGCGTATATATCCAATGCTGATGAGATAATAGGGTCATTATCCATTGCATCATAATCTCTAAACAATTCTCTACGAACTTGATGGTATGCCATTGACTGAGCTGCCATATTGTCTTGGGAAAAAGACCTCTGTAGTTTTGTGTATCTATCTCTTAAATTGATAAGATTAGTACCACCTTGCTGTCTATCATCGGTATCAACTACTTTTCTTTTACCATCCTTATCAACCGTTACGATTGCTTGAGTGGAAAAGAGTTTCGTTAATCTATCGAAAAATGAACTATTTTGTTGTTCTGCCATTTATACTTTCTTTACGTTATAACCTCACTAAGATACAAAAAATATTTGATATATCCTAATTTTTTACCATGCTTTACAACTCCAATACCTAGCCATATGTCTTGGTCCGGGTGTATCACAATTATGTCTAGCCCTAAAAGCTTTCTTTCTTGATGGAATATCTTTCTGAATCTGCATTGTCTTTTCACCTGCTTTTTTAGCAGATGTCCCACCATGTCCGAAGTTTACCTTTACAACATTTCCCTTTGGATTCTTTACATACACTTTAAACTTCTTAACATCACCTCTTGTTGGTTTATTAAGCTTTACCTTTCTACCTTGATATTCGGCTTCATTAATACCCTCTTTCAGATTTTTTAGAAAGTGAATAAACTCCTTTAAATCATCATAGTTTTCAACATCATATTCTTCGATGCTTTCATCTAATCCTAATTTAAATTCGCTATAAAGTTGTTCAGAGTAATTTTCCATTTTTAAATCCTATAATTAACCTATACTATATAAATATAAAACTTTTAATTTATAACCATTTACTTAAATCTTCAATATCATCACCTATCTTCATCTGCCAAGGATTATCTTCTTCATCATTACCACCATATATCCCACTATAAGTATATGAGGATATACCATCTATTGCTTTTTTGGTTAAATCAATACCTTCTTGTCTTAATCTCAAAGCAGTATCTCTTACCCAAAGTGAAATAGCTAATGACATTGTTAAATCATCATTATAACCCCTCATAGCTTCAGCTCTACCATTCATCCATATAAATGTGAATAATTCATCAATAGTTCTAACTGAACGTATTATGATTGATTTTTCTCTAACATACTCTTCTAACTTAGAAATAATTAAAGGTCTTGTTCTTGAAGTAGTTGAGAATCCTGCAACCATACTTTTATCTTGTGACCTGTATCTATTTGAGTGTTGATGTTCTATATCTACATATTTTAAATCCTTACTCATATAGTAAAGGTTTCCATAATTTCTATCAATTACTTGTTGAATAGTTGCCCAACCAATGTTTGCGTTTTCAATTACCAACAATGCGTTGTTATATTCAGTTGATAGAGATACTAAGAAATTACCAAAATCTTTGGTATCTAACTTACCTCTATATTCAGCTACTTGTTCTGATGCTTCAACATCTATAACATGAGCAGCAGAATAATCCGAAGAATCTCCTCGGGCAACATCCGCTACAACTATATAAGTTTTTGTATAATCAGGAAATTGCCATTTCCATAAGTTTCCATCAAACCCACCTTTTTCAATTGGTTCTTGTACATATGTTTCTTTATAGAATTGAAGTACTTGTGGGTCAATAACAGAATCACCAGAAGAAACAAAGTCACAATCACATTCTTGTGCTGCTCCTTTAGGTCCTAATAATATTCCCTGTTCATCTCTCCAATTTTGGTCTCTTTCTGGATGTACACTCCAATGTAATCTAATATTGTTAAATCCATTTGTACCATCTTCAGAACCTACCCAAGTTTTATGAAAGAAATTACCTACACCATTTGGAGTAGATAAAATAATTGCATTACCACCCGTTGATAATGTAGATTGAGCCGATATCCATATATCTTCAATCTTATCAATAAATGCAGCTTCATCAAATACCAAAAGAGATAGTGCTTCAGAACGACCAGCATCACTAGCAGCTGAAGTTGCTTTAATCTGAGAACCATTTGAGTATCTAAGAGATAATTTGTTATCTTCAACTGTTGTTAGTTTTAACCAAGATGGAAGATAATGATTCATTACTCTTACTTTGGTTACTAAGTTTTTTGCTACTTCTTGTTTTGTTGCTATTACTAAACAATTAAAATCATCATTGAATAACATTTTCCACAAAGAGAATCCTGCAGTTAAAGTTGATATACCAGTTTGTCTTGATTTAAGAATAACATTATATCTATGGTCTTTAAAATCAACCAATGTAGTTTCTTGAAATGGATATAATTGGAAAGGTATTTTACCCCTAACAGGGTGTTGAATCATACAATACTTTCGCATAAAGTAAATAGGGTCAGATGCACACTTTTTGTACTCTACCGCTATAATTTGTTTTAATGATGCTTTTTTAGCCAAACTAAATTTATTTTTTTCCTATCTTCCAATACATACCAGCACTAACAAATGGTGCTAATTGTGAGGTGTTAGAATTATTCTGAATACCTAAACCTAATTGATATAAATTATTCTTTTTACTTTTTAGAATTAACCCTCCACCAACATTACTAATAATATCAGCTTTATTAAATCCACCATTAATACCCCAATAGAATTCATTCTTTGGTAATTCTTTCACAATCGTTGTATTATATACAGTTGGAATCTTAAAGAACCAATCTATTTCTCTAGATTCAATTGAGTTTTGTGAAATGATATCAGTTAAAATACCAAATCCTAAATCTCCACTTGGTTTGTTACCTAATGAATCGGTAATTACCTCTGGAAAATCGTATGTTAAATTTAAAGTATCTTTAACTGTTATCTTTGAAAAGTAATCTTTAATAATTGCAAGTGAATCTACATCTATTGGTATTTCTACTTCTTTAATTACTTCTTTTGTAATGTACTTTGGTACATACTTTGTTACTTTAACTTCCTTTTCTACATATATGGTATCTGTTTTTTGTTCTAACAGTTCGTAATCTTTACCATCTACGTTTATTATTTCTTTTTCTTCTTCTTCACCACCACAACTTCTAAATAATAATACCACACATAGTATCATTATCATTATAGTCTTTAAATCAAATTTCTTTAACCAATTCATAGTTCATAGGTTTTAATTTCATGTAGGCTGTATTTCTTTTTTCTATAACTTCAGTAAGTTCTTTTTTACCATTTTCAATATCAGTTTCAATCTGAGTTCTTAGAGTTTGTACATCTTCATTAGATGCCCACTTCTCAACTGAACCATCATCGTTGATGTATTCGTGAATATTGGAAACTTCGTGTAATGCTTGATTCCACTTTTCCATTGTATCAGTACCATATGCAGCCATATTAGAATATATCTTATATTCTTCATATTCTTTCCACAACCCATCTAATTTAATTTGTTGTTCTTTTTTAGCTAAACAAACTCCACAAAATGTAGTTTTACTTATTAACTTTTTATCTGCTTTTGAATACTTGTTGGTTTCACAATCATCTGCTTTACACTTAGATTGTTCTTCCAAATACTTTCTAACCTTAGAAAGTTCGTTTGATAATTTAGATTGTTTTACCTTACCATATGATTTTTGTTCGTAAACAACACCTTCTTCTTCCCACATATCACCAATATTTCGTTTGGTAGTTTCTTTGATGCCAGATAGTGAAACTTGAGAATCCTTTTGATATTCCCCAGTTTGAATCATATTTACCAACTTTCTACGAGTTGGATGCATATACTTTTTATTGAATTTTTTCTCAGCCATATTTTGTAACTTATATATTCATATATATAAGTATTGGATTTTTTACTATTCGTAAAATAAACCGAGTATCTGATTGAGTGGTGCGAATGTTCCAGTTAGTTTAAAAGTCTTACCACCATATACAAATACGATACCCTCATTAGGAACTATCTTATCAGTACCACCAATTGCTTTTAATCGTTGTAGTTCCATTTTAAGTTTAGCTATCTTCTTTACATCTCCACTCTTTTTAACATCTTTGATAGTTTTATCTAACTGCTTTTTCATATCCCTAACTGCTTTTTTAGGGTTAGCAGCAAGTACCGAACTCATAAATGAAAGTATATCTGCTCCGATACCTAAGAAGATATCTTCGAATGGTCTAATATTATCTTTAGCCATTTTAGCGTGGTCATTTTTATCAATTCCCTTTGCCCACTCCATTGTTTTTACATCAGATAGATTTTTCTTATCCAATCTAAATGATTTATCGTAGAACGCCCATCTCTTAACTAATCCCATTAGGGTTTTATTATCTAACTTAGATGGTGATTTCTTATTTACAAAATCCATCCAAAATGCTTGATGATAATCAGCGATTCCATCATTATCTTTTAATTTGAATTTAGATTGTAATTTTGATATTTTAGAATTGTAAGAACCTTTTAGTTTTCTTAAATCTTTTGATTTAGGTAATTGATTAATTGGAGGACCAGAAATAGTATATGCAGATTGTACATCTTGATTTACTTGTTTAATCATTCCCGCAAGTGTTCTTGCAGCTTCTTGATTTTCTCCAATGGCAATACCATCAACGTTAAATTCCATAGTCCCATGAAATACGAGTAGTGCTTGTCCATAAGGTATTACATTTACTGATGTTGGGTATATAACTTCTAAATTCATAAAACAAGCCCCTCCTTTGAAAAT